TCAGGCCAAAGCGCCGCCGTGCCAGACGACCTGGCCGAGGACGTGAATTTGAAGGTCCATCGTATCCGCCAATTCCTCGTCGGGATAGGCCACCTTGTTCGGGTTGTCGGAGATCATGTGGATCGACCCATCCAAACGGCGCGCAATCCGCTTGACGAGCAGGTCGCCATCGACGGATAGCGCAAAAATCTTTCCATGCAATGGCTTGGTAGCAGTTCTATCGATGATGAGAAGGTCGCCGTCGGCGATGGTCGGCTCCATCGATTCCCCGGATGCGTGAGCGACAATCAGGTTTCTCGGGTTTCTGCCGGTCACCGAGCGGACCCACTGCTCCGGCAACTGGATGCCTTCGCGAGCCGGAAAATCAGGCTCCGGAATTCCCTTTCCGGCCGAAAGCGCCATCACATAGTGCGGTAGCGTGACAATCGCCGGCTCGCTTGCGATGGGCGCCACCGGCCCGATTGGCGCGGCCTGGGCCTCCTTTCCAGTCACCAGCCAAGTTGGGTCGCAGCCAAGCTCTGACAGCAAAAGAAGATGTTCGGCATTGGGGACCACTAACCCGGATTCCTGATTTTGCAGTGTGCGAACAGTGATCCCAGTTTTGCCTGCCAAATCTGGACGCGACCACCCACGCGATTCGCGCCATTGCCGGAGTCGGCTTCCCACTTCCAATCGATCAAGCATGGGAAAGACGGATCCTTGTCTTCCATCTTTCGGTCTCTTCCATCATCGGAATAAGATAAATCTTTCCAATGATGTAACAGAAAAATGTCTGCATATTAGAGACAGCGAAAGTGTGAAGACCAAAAAATGCGTTGACCGACATATTTTGGTCTGTCAATTTGCTTGTCATGTCGAACCTACCCAAAACCTCTGACATCCCAAAAAGACCCGCCGAGCGGCGGGTGTGGATCCTCTTTCAGCTCAGGCTCAAGGGGGAGTCATTCACCTCCCTTGCGCGCAAGATCGGCTGCAGCCAGCAGGCCGTCACCCAGGTTTCCGGCGGAAAACCGTCATTCGAGATCGAAAAGGCGATCGCGAAGGAACTCGGCGTCCCGCACGCGGACCTTTTTCCCGAACACTTCGACAGTGCCGGCGAGCGCATTCCGCTTTTACGTACAAGCCAACGGAAGCGTAGCGAAATCGCGAAATCGCGCAATGTCGATTTTGGCGAGGCATGCTGACAATGGCACAATCTGGCGTATCCAAAGAACCAAACTGTCATATCAGCCAAGCGGAAGAGGCCAAAAATGGCCTGCCCGGCAAACCGGACGATCTCGGTTCCTTCATCACCAACGATCTCTGCTTCGGCTTCCGGCGCGATGCCGAAGGGCGCTGGAGCGTCAACCTGGCCGTCTCCGAGACAGGCCTGATCGCTGCCCTGATCGCCGCGATCCTCTTCGGTGGCGGCTTCTTCTGGCATGTCCTCGGACCATCGCTCGGAGGGCTCTTCCAGTGACCTTCCGCCAGTTCCTCGAGAACGCCGCCGCCATGGCGGCTGTCGCGGCCTTCACCGGCGCCGCCCTCTGGTGGGCGGACCTTGCCGGCCTTGCCGTAGCGGCCTGGAGGATCAGCCAGTGAGCGCACCGGACCCGAACAACCCGGACGATCCGGGCATCGCCTTCACCCTGATCATGGCCGCGGTTCTCTGCGGCCTCGGCTGCCTTGCCCTTGGCATCGCGAAGCTTCTGCAGGTGCTGCAATGACGTCCTATTCCGCCATTCCTTTCCGGCGCGCGGGTGGCGCTGTCCGCCGCGCAATCGGCCAGGGCCTCCTGTGGTTCACCGAGCCGGTGACCCACGAGCGGCTGGAGCGCGAGATCGCGGAGACGGCACGCGTCAGATGCTCGGTCGACGAGATCATGGGGCGGTTGCAAACGGGGCTCTCCGATGTCGGGACGCCGGCCGAGCCATCCAAGTGGGTGAAGGCGCCGCCAGAAGGGTGGGCCTGCACGGCCACGGACGTTGAGACCCCTGCAGAGATGTCGCGCGTTGAGGAGATTTCCCATGCCGTTGTCCGCTTCGTCATCGCGGCCAACGTCCGCGACGCGCGGCGACGCGCGAGGCTGGCACTCCACCACCTGGACGTTCCCGAGGCGATCTCGGCCCCTATCATCGCCCGCTGCATCTACCGCAACGACTAGGCCGGATCGGCATCATGACCAACGCGCGCCCTTTCAGCCTCGATGCGGAGATCATTGGCAAAACGGACCAGTTCGCCCTTTGCCTTCTCCAAGGCGTCATCGAAGCCAGAATTCGACAACACCACAAATACGAGGGTGAATTCGTTCCACTCGCCATCATTGCAATCAAAGGTCACGCGATAGCTGGCCGCCTCTGGGAACTCCCGAGAGCCGGAATTTCCAACAAGTTCAATCTTCGAGGCAATCGCTTTCATTTGCTTTCTCCCGACTCGGTTGTTCGCGCTGCGAGTGTAGGGGAAACGCGTCACCTGCGCAGTGGTGAGGCAGCGGGGCTACCCGCGACGTGGGGCCCGAGGCATCGGGCTCGTTCCTCCACCTTGCCGGGCGGGTTCGCCCGCCCGGTCTTTTCGGTGGCGGCGCCCAAAAGAACAAACCTTTTCGAGGATAGCTCCCATGTCATCCGATCATCGGCAGACATCGCTTTTTGACGCCTTCGAGGCCTCGGACCCGGCCGACAATCCGGCGGACGGCAGCCTCGATGTTGCCGCCGAACTCTGCGGCACCCTTGCGGCAGCGATCAAGGTCTGCCCGTTCTCCCGGGCCGAAATCGCCGCGCGGATGAGCGACCTCACGGGCAAGCCGATCTCCGAGGACATGCTCAACCAGTGGACGGCGAAGAGCGCGGCGGCCTGGCGCTTTCCCTTCGAATTCGCCCCGGCCTTCGAGGTCGCGACCGGCACGCAGTGCCTGCAGCTTCTGATGGCGCGCAAGCGCGGCACCGTCGTGATGACGAAAAAGGAAAGCCGCGACGCGGAGATCGGCCGGACCCAAAGGGAATTGCGGGAGATGCAGAAGCGGCTGCGCGCCCTGATGGGTGCCCGCTGATGGAAAGGCTGACCGTTGTGACCATTGCCAAAGCCCTCTCGATAACGCCGCGCGCCGTCCATCTGCGGTCGAATAACGAGGCTTGGCCCTATACAGAGACATCCGTCAAAGGTGGGCGTCAGCGGGTCTACGACCCTGCCGACCTGCCGGCGAAGGTGCAGGACGCGCTGCGCGACCACATGCTCAGGACGGGCAGCCCTTCCGCCGAGACACGGCCGCAGCTCCGCGGCGAGACGGCCGAGGCAACGACAGACCTAGCCATCGCGGCGGGCAACGTCGATGCGGGCGACCTCAAGGGCTGGCAACGCGAGATCATGCTGGCGCGGCTCGCCCTCCTGCGGGAGGCCGAGCGGATCGCGGCGGCAGGCGGGCTTTTCAACGCCTTCACAACCCTTTCAAGGGCCGCCTCGGATGGCACGCTGCCGCCAGCCCTGATGCGTGCCGCCTCGGCGGCCAATGCCAAGAAAGGCGAAGGCCGGACGCTCTCCGTCACATCCCTGCGGCGCTGGCACGCGGCCTTCGAAGCGGCCGGCCGCAAGCCGCTGGCGCTCGCGCCGGACCGTTCGCCAGCGGAGAAGACGTTGCCGCCGGCATGGCTGCCGGACTTCCTGGAGTTCTATGCCCTTCCTACCAAGCCAACGGTCGCGGGTGCGTACCAGGAGGCGCTCGACAAACGCCCCGGACTGGCATTGCCGCCGCTTCGCACGGTGCAGCACCACATCAAGAAGCTGCCGGCCCTAGCCCGCAATCGCGGTCGCATGGGACCGCGCGCCCTGCGGCAGATGAAGGCCTTCGTGCGCCGCGACGTCTCCGAGCTGTGGCCGACCGCCGTCTATGTCACGGACGGACACACCCACCACGCGGCCGTCGCGCATCCTCTGACCGGCAAACCGTTCCGCCCCGAGATCACGGCGACCATCGACGTCGTGACACGGCGGATCACCGGCTGGTCAGTCGCGCTTTCGGAGGCCACGTGGGGCACGATCGATGCCTTGCGCCATGCGTTCACGACCTGCGGCGTGCCCGACATCTGGTATGTCGACCGGGGCAAGGGCTTCAACAACGACGTGATCGACGACACGCTGACCGGGCTTCTGGCCCGCTTCGGAGTGACCAAGGAACGCTCGCTTCCGTACCGGTCGCAGGCGCGCGGTGTGATCGAGCGTTTTCACCGGACATGGATCGAGGCGAGCCGGTTTTCTCCCACGTATCAGGGTTGGGACATGGACCCGGAAGCCCGCAAGCGGGTCGACGACCAGATCAAGCTGGAGATTGCCGAGAGCGGCCGGTCGGACATCCTGCAGGGCTGGGACGACTTCATTGTGTGGTGCGGCGAACAAGTCGCCAAATACAACGACCGGCCTCATGCCGCCCTGCCAAAGATCGTCGACGCGGCGACCGGCCGCCGCCGTCACATGTCGCCCGACGAAGTCTGGCGCCAGTGGGAAGCAAAGGGATGGTCGGCGGACCGCGAGGACGGCGACGACATCGAGCTGATGTTTCGCCCCCAGGAGCGGCGCAAGGTCAACCGCTGCGAGATCCAGCTCTTCACGAACCGCTATTTCGCGGATTGCCTTGAGGACTTCCATGAACTGGAGGTGCTGGTCTCCTACGACATCCACGATGCCTCAAAGGTCTGGGTCTTCGCGCCCGACGGCCAGTTCATCACCGAAGCGACGTATTTCGGCAATTCGGTGAGCTTCTTCCCCGTTTCGAAGGTCGAGCAGGACCACGAGCGCCGCGTCAACGAGCGCGCCAAGAGGGTCGGCAAGCGCATGGCGGCGGTCGAGGAGGAGCGCCAGAAGCCGGTGCTGGAGATCGTCGCGCGGCGCGAGACACCCATCGTCATCGAGCCGGAGAGCTCGCGGCCGACGGCAACGCTGGAAGTGGTCGCATCGCCCAATGAGCCACCTGTGACCGCAGCGAAGTCCGCAGACGACCGCCCCGAGCGGTTCAAGAGCGACTTCGAGATGGCCGCGTGGCTCTGGCACCACCGCGACCGGATGACCGCCCATGACGCCGGCTGGCTGGTCGATCGGCTCACCGACAGTCCCGCCTTCACGATCCGCCTTTCGATGGAAGGCATCGATGCGGCCGCACTCAAGGGCGCCGCGAAGGCCTTCATCGCCAAGCAAGAGGTAAAAAACTCATGAGGAAAGATTTCGTCTTCGTCAGCAACACCCAGAATTTTTTCGACGGCGTCGACCGGGTCGAGAAGCGGGGCGCGGCGGAAAAAATCCTGATGGTGGTCGACGGGCAGCCGGGCCACGGCAAGACCACGACGGCCGAATGGTACGCGGCCGAGCATGGCCTGCCCTTCATCCGCGCCAAGGCGGAATGGACGCCGCACTGGATGCTTCAGGAGCTTCTGGAAACGCTGGAACTGGTTCCAGAGCGCGGGTTTCCCAAAATGTACAAGCAGGCGACCGTGACGCTTGGCGCCCGCATGTCCTATGCCCGCGACAACGGCCATCCCTTCGCGCTGATCGTCGACGAAGTCGACCACATGGTGCGGTCGTCGAAGCAGCTCGAAACCCTGCGCGACATCGGCGAACTGATCGAAATGCCCATCATTCTGATCGGCATGTCGAAGCTCTGGGACGGCCTCAACCGCCTGCCGCAGATCCGGTCACGAGCCTCCGCGCACGTGACGTTCATGCCGCTCAGCAAGGACGATACGAGGTCGATCGTCGGCAAGCGCTGCGAATGCGAGGTCGCCGACGACCTCATCGATGTCCTGGACGCTGCGGCCAAGGGCTATCCGCGCGAGGTCATGGACGGCATCCAGGCGATCGAGCGGGTCGGCAAAAGGCTCGGCCGGCCGGTGACGGTGTCCGACATGGCAGGGGAAATACTGCTCACCGACCGGGCGACCGGCAAGGCCGTGATGGTGAAGCCATCATGAGCGGCGAAGGCATCAACCAGATGGCAATCGCCAACGCTCTTTCGGCGGGTGTCTGCCTGACAACGGAAGAGCTTGCGCGGCTGACCGGGCTTGAGCGCAAGCGGGTCGCGATGACGTGCTGCAGGCTCGTTTCGCGCGACTGGATCGATCGGCTGGAGCGGGGCTGTTTCGTGCTCTCCGAAGAAGGCCGGCGGGCTCTTGCGAATGGCGAGATCATCAAGACAGGGCCGAAAGGACCGCTGACGCAGGGCATTCCGCGCCGCCCGAAGCGACGGACCGTGCGCGACAAGCTCTGGTACGCAATCCGGCTCAAGAAGAAGTTCACACTCGGCGACCTGATCGAACTCACCGGTTCCAGCCATGCCAATGCCGCCCGCTATGTGCAGGCGCTGGCCGGCGCTGGCTATCTCACCACGCTTCGCCGCGAGGCCGGCTTCGCACCGACATCCAACGGCTATTGCCGATGGTCCCTGACGGATGATCCGGGCTCAAAGACGCTCGTCCTGAGGGCGAAGGGGCGCACGATCTTCGATCCGAACCGCAACGAGACACGCGATGTCAAGCTCGGCGGGAGGGTGCGATGGGCGCCGTGACGCTTTCGGGCGCGGCCGCCGCCGCCAGCGACAAGGACTATGTCGCAATCGCCAGAAGTTGCTGGGGCGACAGCTTGCCTGACTGGATCGAAGCATTGGCGAGCGAATGCAACCGGATCGGCCAGAGGTCCGCCGCAGAAAAGATCGACTATTCGGGATCGGCCGTCAGCGCCGTGCTCAGGCGCAAATATCAGGGCAACGTCGCCGAGGTCGAGGCAAGGACACGCGCCGCGCTCATGCGCGGCACCGTTCTCTGCCCGTCGCTGCAAAGGGCGATCTCCGGTGCGCAGTGCCTCGCCAACCAGGCCTTGCCGTTCTCCACGGCGAACCCGGCGCGGGCCCGCCTGTTTCGAGATTGCAGGAACGGCTGCCTTCACTCGCGGATCGGGGGCGACGCATGAGCGCCATCCTCAATTCCATCGTGGCCGAGACGGCGGCGGAGTTCGGCTTCCCCCCGGAAGCCCTTCTCACGCCGTGGAAGCGGAGCGACGTGGTGCGCGCCCGGCATGTCGGGATCTACGTCGCCCGCGTCTGCACACGTCACAGCCTCTGGCAGATCGGCGAAGCCTTCCATCGCAACCATTCCACCATCGGCTACGGCATCGCGAAGATCGAGGAGGAGATGCTCGGCAATGCCGCGCTTGCCGAACGCGTGCAGCGGATCATGGCCCGTGTCGCGCCGGGCATGACGCTGCCGGCCCATGAACCCGCGGACGCCGCCGACCCGATTGATCAGCTCGTCGAGCTGCTCGTTCCGCGCCTTGCCGAAATCCTCATTCCCCTTTTGACGCAAGAGAACAGGACCGCACAAAATGACCGTTGAAGCCCCCGAAAAGCCTTCTGAAACAGCCGTTGAAACCGGCCTGCCGCCCGGCGCCATCGAGGTCGCCGGCAAGCCCTACATGCAGGACGCCAAGGGCGCCCTGGTGCCGCTCGGAACGATCAAGGCGCAAGACCTTCTGATTGACGAGACGGTGCGCAAGATCATCGGCTTCGCCCGTGACCTCAACGCGCAAATCCGCCGCTTTGGCGAGCACACCTCGGCCGACATCGTGACGCTCCAGGAGACGTTGGACCTTCACTACGGCGCGAAGGCCGGCGGTGCGAAAGGCAACGTCACGCTGACCACCTTCGACGGCCGCATGAAGGTGACGCTCAAGATCGCCGACCAGCTCGAATTCGGCCCCGAACTCCAGGCGGCCAAAAAATTGGTCGACGAATGTCTCATGGAGTGGTCGGCCGACAGCAACGACGAGCTGCGCTCGATCGTGACGCGGGCCTTCCAGGTCGACCAGGAAGGCAAGATCAACCGGGCGGAGATTTTCATGCTCCTGCGGGCGGAAATCAGCGACCCGCGCTGGCTGCGCGCCATGCAGGCCGTGCGCGACAGCATCCGCGTCGTCGGCTCCAAGTCCTACCTGAATTTCCACGTCCGCGAGAATGCCGACGGCAAGTGGATGCACTTGCCCATCGACCTCGCCAACGCCTGAGGAGAGCAGACATGACGAACGCAATCACCCGGGCGCAGGCCGACATTGTCTGCGAGAACCTTGTTGTCCTGACGCTGACCTGTGCCAATCCTTCATCGGCCGCGAACGTCTTCGCCTCTCTTAAAGAGGAACTCATCGCCGGCCGCTTCCGGATCGGTCCATACGGCATCGTTGATCCGAAGGTTGAGCGGGACGAACGCCCGACGATCGAGACCCGCGTGACGATGACGGAGGTGGACGTCGTTTGCCACATCGACCGGCGTGGCACGATCCGCTTCGACGCCGCATGCCCGGACGGCCATGTCGAAATCGCGCGCGGTCCGCAAAGCGCCATCCTGGAGGCGCTTGCCAACAATACCGCCGTGGAGATGGGCGGTCCGAGCGACGATCCGGTGTGCCGTCTGGTCGGCGCCCAGGAGGACGATCAAGAGGCGCAGAAGGTGGCGCAGGCGCTTTCGGTCGCCCTGACCCACGGCATGATTTGGGCGCATCGGGGAGCGGCGGAATGAACCTGATCCTCCAGGTCTGCCTCCTGGCGATCCCGGCCCATTGCGAGACCGAAGTGCTGGCCGTGTCGGCCGACAGCCTCGCGCCGACCCAATGCCTGATGATCGCTCCGAGGGCGATCGCGGAATGGAGCGAGCGGCACCCGAAGTGGCGCGTCCAGCGCTGGCGCTGCGGACCGCCGGAAAAGGCGGTGCGGATATGACCACCTATACGGCAGCCCAGGTCGCCGCTCTCGGCGCGCTCAAGACGCACTGGGCGCTTGCGGCCGGCGAGGACGGCTATCCGGTCCCGCGCGGCGGCTTCGTCTCCCGGCGCACGATGCGCGGCCTTGCGACCCGAGGTCTCGTGCTCTTCACGGACAACGACAAGGCGGCGCTCTCGGGAGCCGGCGAGCGTCTGCTCTCCGGCCAGCGCCCTTACACCCCGAGGCAATGACATGCCGCTGGCCCCGCTCTTTGTCTTACCCAGCGGGGCCAGCGACCTCGACCGGCACCGGCAACTCACCGAGCAGCGGGACCGGCTGAAATCCGAACTCGCCCGACACAAGCCCCGCAGCGCGATCGCCAAGGCCCTTGAGGTCTGGCTCGCCCAGGTGACGGCGGCGCTTCTGTCGATCGAGACGAAATGGGCGGCGGACATGCCGCAAAAGGAGAGCGACCATGGCGACAGATCAAAATGGTGGGATCGGTGAGCTGGACGGAAAGGCCGTCGAACGCAACGCCGAGCTGATGCGGGAGATCGACGCGATCGTCGCCCGCCAGGGCGGCATGGCGCATGCCGACCAGCTCTATCTGATGATAGGCACGCTCGCTGCCGGCATCGCCGATATCGCATCCAAGCGGCCGGGCGACACGGCGGCCAATGCCGAGCGCATCCGGCAGGCTGCGACAGTACTGCTCATCTCCCTCGTTGACGGGCATGTCGAGGCGCGCGAGGAGCGCGGGGCGGTGGTGCAATGAGCAACATCGACAACGAGCTGCCGCCGACCGTCAAAGAAGTCTTCGACGAAACCGTCAAAGTGGCCGGCGTGTTTCTCGACGATGGCGCCATCTTCAGCGCTGCCGGGATATTGCGCCGCCTCGCAGATCGGCTTGAGCGCCACGGCCACGCTGTCAACGAACAACTGGAAAAGGCGGGCCGCCAGGAACAGCAAGGCGGGGAGATCGAGCAATGAAATCGATCGACCGGCTTCCGGGCCTCATTACCGAAATCGAAAGCGACCTCGCCATGGGTGAGGAGAGCAACCTCGCCTCAGGTGAGGCCGCCGAAATCATCGTGTCACGCCTGAAGCGTGACGAAGGTGCGGCCGAAAGCTTCGCCGGCGGTGCATACGTGTTTCGCCTCGCGGGCGTCGCCGGCTCCTGCACGGCAGGTTGTGACGGAATGCTTCGCAGTTGGCTCCGAGCGGCTCGTCGCAAGCTGGAAAAGGCGGGCCGGTCATGACCGCCATCCGGCAGCGCCAGATCGGGCGCATCCACGGCCTTGCCAAAGAGGCTTGCCTCGACGAGGAGACCCGCCGCGACATCATCGCCCAGGTGGCGGGCGGCAAGCGCTCGTCGAAAGACCTGACGGCGGCGGAAGCCGACGACGTGATCCGCCGGCTTGAGGTTTTGGTTGGCGGCGGGACGAGCCCCTCCGTGCCGCACTCGCGCCGGGGCATCGCCATGGACGGCCCGTTCGCCGGCAAATTGAGAGCGCTCTGGATTGCCGGCTGGAACCTCGGCGTCGTTCACGACCGGACGGACGAGGCGCTGACGGCCTTCGTTGAGAGGCAAACGGGCATTCAGGCGGTGCGCTGGCTCCGGGACGCGGTCGAGGCCAGGAAAGCGATTGAGGCGGTCAAAGGATGGCTCGCGCGGGAGGCCGGCGTCGACTGGTCGACGGATGGCGGTCGGACGCGGGAAGCGAACCCGCGCCAGCGTGTGGCGGCGGCGCAATGGGCTTATATCCGCGAACACGCAAACCAGACTCCCGCGCCTTCGTTGGCGGATTTCCTGCGCAGGACGGCGGGCGACTGGCAACTGGCGCCGGTCAAGGCGACGGACCAGCAATGGCAGACCGTCCAGAACGCGCTCGGGACGATCGTCCGCACGATCAAGGCCGACTTTGAGCGCGGACGAGCCGCCGCCATGAAATGGGCGGACACGGCCGATCAGGCGACGACCGCCGAGGCGTTTGCCGCTGGCGGACCCGATTTCCTCAAGGGCGAATGCACAGACGAAACACCCGCCTATCACCATGGCTGGGACGATGCCATTCGCGCCGCCCGCCGCACGAAGGGAGCCGAGTGATGCTTGAAGAATTCGTTGAATTGCAGCCGACGCCGAAGGGATACACGCCGAAGCGAGACCCGGTGAAGTTCGGTCTGATGAAGATTGGCGGCGGCTATGCGCGCGGAACGCTGTTCATTCGTCGCGACGTCCTGGCCCAGGTCGGCTTTTCGACGTGGCGTTGCAAGATCATGCTCGGCAAAGGAAGCCGCGCGCACCAGGTCGCGGTCATTCCAGATCCCCAAGGGCCGTTCGAACTGTCCTCCACGGCGCGGAAGGGAAAAGCGGTCGATCCGGCGGCGGAAACTTTCCGCGTCATGCTGCCATTGGTCGAGGCTTTTCCCGACGTCTCCAGTGCGGCGACGGAACGGGATTACAAGATCGAAGTATCGCTCAAGAGCAAGGTTCTGGTCGTCGATCTGCCGCCCTTCTGTTGGGACAAGGGCTCCCGTGACCGCCTCGTAAAGGGCAAGGCGGCATCATGACCGAACGTCGTCAACGCATCATCGAGCGCATCCGGCGCCGGGAAGTCTATTTCGACCTCACGAAGGGCAAGAGCATGTCCACCGCCCAACTCGAGAGCTTCAGCGCGACGGCCAAGGCGATCCACGCGACGCTGGTTTGGCTCAAAAAGCACGAGGCACGGATCAAGCGGTATCTCGCCCATGCGCGGGAGATCGATGCCCTGTTGGCAATGCAGGCGGAAGACCGCGCCGCGATCCTCGCCTACGGGCCGCTCGTCGCCGAGCTGGCAATGGAGGTCGGACGGAAGGAGGCGGATGCCAAGGCGGGAGGGCCGGCGCGATGACCGAAGAAACGGCACCTTGGGCCAACCTCGACCGCGATGAACTGTTGGCGCTCGTCTCGTCGCTCAACGATGGTCTCGGGCTGTCGTTGACGGCGGAACGGAAGGCCCGCCTTGACGAAGCGATCCTGCGCGCCCGCTGGCAGATCGCGACCGATCGCGCCCGTGCTGCCGACCAGGCGGCGCACGAGGCGTTCAGCCGGCGAATGGAATTGCTGGATAGGCCGTTTCCCCGCGAACTGACCTCAAAAATTCTTGCCGAAGAAGAGGCGATCAAGGCGGCGGATGCGCGCGCTCGCGCCAGGGCGAAGAGGCTGAATGCGAAGGCCGACCGTCTTTGGGACGAACTGCATCCCGGCTGGCGCAACGAGGTGGCGTCGTGACCGCGCGCGAGCCCATCGTCACCGATCATGCCGTGGTGCGCTATCTGGAAAGGGTGCATGGGCTCGACGTCGCGGCCGTGCGCGAGCACATCGCGGGCCGGGCGGCGACGGCCGTCGAGCTGGGTGCCATCGCGGTCCAGATCGAGGGCGTCAGGATGCACCTTGCCGATGTGACCGTGGTTACCGTGACGCCGATCCGCCGCCGCAAGCGCAAGGCCGACCGCCGAGACCTTCGGGAGGCGCCGTGACCGAGGCGCCTTCCTCCTTTCGCGGACTTCTGGCCGAAATCGCGGCCGCCGCCGGGCCGGAAGCGGCGCTGGCGGTGCAGCGGGCGCGCGGCGGCACACGGGTGGACATTCCGGCCGACGTCAAGCCAGGCCACTGGCTGGCGGACTGCGTCGGGCTGGAGACGGCGCGGACGATCGCCAAGGCGCTGGCCGTGACGGACGCGGACAACCGGGTGCGCGGCGTCAGGCATGAGGTGCTGCCGATCGGCGAGACCGGCGTCATGCGCCATGCCAAGCGGCGGTTCGCCGACCTGATCGCCGAGGGCAAGAGCGTGCGCGCCGCCGCGCGGGCCGTGGGCGTGACGGAGCGGACCGGCTTCGAGTGGAACGGAAAAATCAAGGGGCGGGACAACCGCCAGGGGCGGCTTTTGTGAAGGAGAGCAGGACGATGACTGTATGGACCGATATCGCCGATGCCGAGTTCGATCGCGCGGACAATTGCAGGATCGACGCGGCGGAGGCTCGTGAACGCTTCAACCAGCTTCTGGCGGGTAGTCGTGCGCCAATCCGCCCAGCATGTAGAGAACGATCGCTGTCCCTCGCACTTTCGCTGACGCTTCGAGAGGATAAGGGACGGTGAATTCCTCTTTTGAAAAGTCGAGAAGTGTCGCGATCATCAGGGCGAAAATCCAGCGGCGATGCAGTTCCTCGGCGGCCGCGGCGGTGAGATCGAGGGCCAAATCCTCAGCTCCGCTGCGGGCGAATTCGAGGAGCCGGCCATCGAGTTCAGCGACGGCATCCGGGCTCCAGGTGCGGCCGCCGGCCTCGGCCAACGTCTCCACCGGGTCGATCTTGTTGAAGAACAGGCTTGAGATTTCCTCGGCTGTCGCCCGGCCGAGAGGCGGCGGCTCGTCGACGGGAAACGCCGCATCGAGATATGTGCACCAGAGGAGCCTTCCGAAATTTTCCATGTTCGTCTCCGCGTGTCGTTTCCACGGGGGGATGGACGGTGCCGGACCGCGCCAACGGTCCGGCACCACCTCTTTCATGACAGCTTCGGCGCGAGTCTTGGAGTCTGTTTCGACGAGCGCCAGGGGAGGCTTTTGTGAGGGGGCCTCTCGAAACCTACTCCGTCGTCACGCCGATGGCTTTGGCCGAGCGGACAACCTGCATGCAATGGGCCGATCGCTCGGTTGCCCCCATCTCGGACAGGTCTTCCTTCGCTGTCCAGGTTGAGGTCTTCAAGTAGCCGACGAAGTCGAGATCGTCGGCGGCGACATGGTTGCTGACGTAGCGATTGATAGCCGCCTGGTCGAGCGTCAGTCCGCAGGCGTCCTCGGCTCCGATGATTTCGCCGAGGCGGTCCGCAACGTCCAGGCTATCGTCCGCCTTGGCGACGTTGATCGATGCGAAGAGCCAGCAGGCCGCCAGAAAGAACCGTTTCATTCCAAATTCCTCGGTTTTGAGTATTCTGATATTGAAGGGAGCAGATAATGCCAAATGTCGAGAGAGCGTTGCAGATGGCAATCCGCTACGGCGGTATAGACGGTGACCGTCATAAGGCTTGGGTGATAGACCAGATGGTCCGTGCTTTGACCGACTGCCCGATGGTTGAGAAGTCTGCGCTCGACGTAAACGATAATCCCTACAACTACGAGGAACAGGGCGAGAGCGAAGCCTATATGAAGCTTGTTGCTGATGCATGCGACGGCGAAGACGGGCCGCAAACGTATCCCTGGGATTGCGGCATCAAGCCGTGACGACATGCCAACAGGATGCTTAGGCAAGTGGAGTTCTCGTACTCTCTCAAAGGAATGCACGACGTGGATCACCCAATAACCGTCATCGACGCGCTTAGATTTTTTGTCGCATTGCAGGTGTTCGATATCGTGCTGAGAGCGATTGACATTCCGTGGATCGAGAAGTCTCCACTGACGGTCATTGTAGCGGCCGGAATCGGCATGTTGGCAGCGAAATTTCTGATTGCAAAGTCGAACAGACGCTGATCTTGCCGCCCGATTGATTTCACGGCAGACTGCCCGACGCCAACTCAGCCCCGGACCCCCTCCGGGGCTGAAGTGTTTCAGCCCCCCTTGAATGCCTGTTAAAGGCGAATTTGTCGTCACCGAATTTCGGCTTCTGACGGCGGGATGCGAGCGGGAAACCGGTTCCCGCTTTCCGTATCCCGCCAGGCACGGTGACGACATGGCCTCTCTCCCCGCAATCGACAATGATTTCCTGACGCGCTTCGTGCCGCCTTCGGGCAAGCATGCCGAGGCGCAACGCGCCAATATGGCCGGCCTCGTCGACTCCTGGGGGATCGTCGCCGAGCTGGCCGAACTGACGACGCCGCTTCGGGTCGTGCATTTCCTTTGTCAGACCGGCCACGAGTGCGACCGCTTCCGGACCACGGAAGAATATGCGAGTGGCCGGGCCTATGAAGGCCGCGCAGACCTCGGCAACACCCGCAAGGGCGATGGCGCCCGGTTCAAGGGGCGCGGGATCATCCAGACGACGGGACGCGCCAACTGCCGCGCCTTCACCGCGTGGATCCGCAAGTACATTCCCGCCGCGCCTGATTTCGAGGCAGAGCCGGAACGGCTCGCGCAATTTCCGTGGGCGGCTCTGTCGGCGGCCTGGTACTGGCAGACGCACAACCTCAACCGCTTTGCTGACCGTGACGACGTGATCGGCGCAACCCGCGCCATCAACGGCGGCCTTAACGGGCTTGACGATCGGCGCAAGCTGCTCGGGATCGCCAAGACGGTGATGGCGGCGGCGATGGCCGGCAGCGTTGCGGTCCACTCGGCCGCGCTGCCGACGCTGCATCGCGGCTCCGATGGCGATGCGGTCGCCACCCTCCAGCGTGCGCTTCGATCCGCCGGCTATCACATCGCCACGGACGGTGATTTCGGCCCTGCGACCGAGCTGGCTGTCCGCACCTTCCAGCAGACCAATTCGCTCATCCCGGACGGCATCGTCGGCCGGGCCACCTGGGGCGCGCTCGCCCGCCACATCGACCACCCGGAGACCTGATCATGTTCTCGCGCTTCTTCCATCTCTTTGCGCAGCCGCTCGCCCTGTGCCTCTTCCTCGGCGCCTTCGCGCTCGTCGGCCTCGTCCTCGGCGCCGGCTTCACGCCTGCCCATGCCGCCATTCTGACCGGCGATGCCTCGGGCACCGGCAATCTCCTGCAAACGACCGTCAGCATGGGCCTCGACATCGTGTTCGGGATTGCTCTGCCCTGGCTCATTTGGAAGCTGACCGGCGTCCAGATCGCGTCCAACCGGCGCGAGACGCTGCACTCGGCAGCCGTGACGGGCGTGACGCAGGCGATCGCCGCGATGGGCCTCACACCCTCGACGGTCAAAACCGAGAATATCACCGCGATCGTCGACGGCGCCGCCAACTGGATTGCCGGCAAGGGAGCGGGCGACACAGTGAAAGCGCTCGGCATGAGCCTTCCCGACATCGAGGCGATTGCCCGCGCCAAGGTGATGCAGGTCATCGGCAACGGACCGACCTGGACCACGCTCGAACCGGCCATTGAACGCGGCGGATCGGCCAGCGCCAGCAACGGCTGACCAAGTCGGCCAATGGTTGATGAGGTCGGCCGCGCCCAGGAGCGCGAGGAACGCGAAAGGATGGCGGCGATTGCCCGCCATTTTTCGCAGCCGGTGAAACCAGGCTCTCCGGTCTGCACCGGTTGCGGAGACGACATTCCGGATGAGCGCCGGGCCGCTGTACCAGGCGCCTCCACATGCATCACCTGCGCAAGGCGGGCCGAGGAAAGGGGCAAGGCGTGGAAGTTCTGAGGGAATGGTGGCCGGTGATCGCGTTCGCCGCAACGCTGCTTCTTGGTGCGGGCGGTTGGGCGATCCGCATGGGGCTTGCCTCGAAGGCGGACCTTGCAGCCGAGGCGACGACACGCAACGAGCAAGTGGGCGGCCTGGAGCGGCGCATTGCCGCCGATATCAAGGCTTTGCGCGATGGCCAGCATGACCTCTCCAGCCGGACGCTGCGCATCGAGACGGAAATCGAGCATTTGCCGAGTGCGGACGACTTCGCCGAACTCAAGGCCGCACTCGGATCGCTGACGGGCGCGGTCGATGCCTCGCACCGGGAGCTTTCCGGACTGTCGCGCGCGGTAAACCGGATCGAAGATCATCTGTTGAACAGGGGGCAATGAGAGATGGGCAGCTTTGCCGAGGATATGGCGGCGAGCCGGCGGCTCGCCATCCTGCGTTTCCTGCGCGAAGCCGGGGGGAGCGCCAACGAGAGCATCCTCAAGACAATGCTGGCTGGCATCCGGATCAAGGGGCCACTGCTCGGCGACGGCGTCAGGTCCGACCTCAAGTTCCTGGCCGAGCATGACCTGGTTGTCGCGGAGATGTACGCGGGCGGCGATGGCGGCGTCATGGGCGCGGACATCACCAAGCGGGGCATGGCCTATCTGGCCCGCGAGATCGAAGCGATTGCGGGTGTCAAGCTCCCCGATATGGGAGTCTGAGCCATGGGCCGTCCGTCCAAGGTGGATCGACTGCCGGACGCGGTGCGCGAGGCCATCGCGGACCTGCGCCGCCAGGGGCGAACGATTGATGAAATTCTCGCTCATATCCGGGACATGGGCGTCGCCAGCGACGATGTCAGCCGCTCGGGCCTTGGCGAGCACATCAAGGAAATCGACGCCCTCGCCAAGGAGGCCCAAAAGGATCGCGCCATCGCGGAAGCCGTCGTGGCGCGCTTCGGAGAGGAAGCCGAAGACAAGGTCTTTCGCGGTTCGGTCGAGATGTTGCAGGGGCTGATTTTCCGGATGACCGTCGCCATGCGCCAGGGCGACGTCATGGACCTGTCGGCGGGCGACATGATGTTTCTGAGCCGCGCCATGAACAGCCTGGCCGCAGCAAGCAAGATCGACACCGATCGCGCCGCGAAAATCGAGGCACGCGCGATTGAAAAGGCCAAGCGGGAAGCCGTGGCCGAGGTCGAGAAGGCCGCGGGCGAATGCGGCATGAGCCAGGAGACCGTCGACGTCATCAACCGTCGCATTGCCGGTATCGCCGTCCGCTGATCGGAGCCTTCATGAGCGCGCCTTTGGATCACGAGGTTTTCGGCCGGGACATCACGGAGGCCGATTGGATCAAGCTGCGGCGCGATCATCCGGCGAGTTTGCCAGAGACCGAAATCTTTCTCGGCTATCAGCGCAAGCTGCTGGCAACGACCGCAGTCCACCGGGTCATCGTCTATGAAAAGAGCCGCCGGACAGGTGTGACCTGGGCGGCCGCCTACGATGCGGTGATGGCGGCCGGCAAGGCGCGGGCCGCCGGCGGCATGAACGTCTTCTACATGGGCTACAATCTGGAAATGGCGCGGGAGTTCATCGACACCTGCGCCTCCTGGGCGAAGTATCTGTCCGAGTTTCTCGACCTCGGGCCTGCCAGTGTCGGAGAGTATCTCTTCGAAGACACCAAGGGCAACAAGGACGTCAAGGCGTTCTCGATCGACTTTGCCTCGGGCTTCTCGATCCGGGCCTTGCCGTCGAGGCCCCGCAGCCTTCGCGGCATGCAGGGGTACGTCATCATCGACGAAGCCGCGTTCCACGAGGATCTGGCCGAACTTCTCAAGGCGGCGATGGCGCTGCTGATCTGGGGCGGCAAGGTCCTCCTGATCTCGACGCATGACGGAGCGGAAAACCCCTTCAACGAACTGATCGCCGATTGCCGCGCTGGCCGAAAGTCCTACGCGGTGTTGCGGACGGATTTCGACGAAGCACTCATCGACGGCCTTTATGAGCGCGTCTGCCAGAAGGCGGGCGAGGACTGGACCCCGGAAGGGGAAGCTGCCTGGCGCGCCGGCATCATTGCCGATTATGGCGACGCGGCGGACGAAGAACTCTATTGCATCCCGAGCCAGGGCTCCGGCACCTGGCTGCCGTCGCCGTTGATCGAGGCGCGCATGACGGCTGATGCGCCGCTGCTGCGATGGGAGTTGCCGTCCGACTATCTGCACCGGACAGAGCTTGAGCGCATGCTTCTCTTCGTTCCGATGAAGCATGCGCTCGCCGACGCCCTGCAAAACCTCGACAAGCGCCACCGCCACGCGCTGGGCTTCGACTTCGGCCGCGTCGGCGATCTGTCCGTGCTCTGGCTGCTGGCGCTCGATCAGGCTCTCAACCGCATCACGCGGCTGGTGGTGGAGATGCGCCGCTTTCCGCATGCCGAGCAGATCGAGGTTTGCCGCGCGGTGATCAGGGCGATGCCGAGACCAACGGGCGCCGCGTTCGACGCGGGCGGTGAAGGCAATGGCGTTGCCGAGGCGCTCCAGCGGGAGTTCGGCATCTACGCGCCCGATCATCCGGGCAGTGGGCTCGTCGAAGCGATCAAGCCGTCCATCAACTGGTACCGGACGGAAATGCCGCCGCTGAAGGCGGCCTTCGAGGACGGCACCGTCACGATCATCAAGGATGCAGATCATCTCGACGATCTGCGGCTCGTCAAGGTGGTTTCGGGCGTGCCAAGCATCCCGGATATCCGAACGGGAACGAAGGGAAAGAAGCGGCACGCGGACGGCGCGGTCGCGCTCGCCATGGCCTATCACGCAAGCCGCATGAATGCGGTGGTCGATCTTGTCATCGACACACCCTCGACCGTCGCGGCCGAGGAGACCGGAGCGTTGCGCGGCGCCTTTGACAGCTTGAGGAGACGGCTATGGGGATGACGGGACCGGATGGCGAAGCGATCGACCAGGGCACGCTGTCGATCGAGGTCGCTGCGCCGACGCTCTACGGCCGCCGCCGGGTCATGGAGGACCGCGTCGCCGGCCAGCTCGTGCCGGAACGGCTTGGCGAAGTGCTGCGCCAGGCCGAACTTGGCGAGCACCGCAATTACCTGACGCTCGCCTATGAAATGGAGGAGCGGTACATCCATTACCGTTCCCAGCTTCAGACCCGCTATCTCGCCCTTGACGGTATCGAGCCGTCGGTGACCGTGCCGGACGGCGTGCCGGCGAAGATCGGCGATTTCGTCAACGAGCTGGTCGAGGATCCCGAATTCGGCATGATGGCCTCCGCGCTCTCGGACGGGATCGGCAAGGGCTATGCCGTCTGCGAGATGATGTGGGAGTATCAGGCCAGGGCGCTCCGACCGGTCAAATACGTCTTCCGGGACCCGCGTTTCTTTCGTTTCGACAAGCTGACCATGCGCGAGCTGCGCCTTGAGGTCGACGGCCGTTTCGATGGCGAGGAGCTGCCGGCCGGAAAGTTCGCGCGCCATGTGCCGAGCATCTTCACCGGCATTCCCTCGCGCGTCGGCGTCGCCCGGCCGGCCTGCTGGGCTTTCATGCTGCAGCAGTTCACGCTTCAGGATTGGGCCGGCTTTGCCGAGACCTATGGCATTCCCATGCGGCTCGGCAAATACAGCGCCAACGCGTCGGACAAGGACAAGCGAGGGCTGCTCGACGGCCTTCGCATGTTCGCCAACGACGGGGCGGCAATCATTCCCGAGGGGGCGTCGGTCGAGGTGTTCAAGGTCGAGGGCAGCCATGGTCAGGCGGTCTTTGGCGGGCTGCTCGACTACATGGACCGGCAGATCTCCAAGCTGATCGTCGGCCAGACCATGACGGCCGACGACGGCTCGTCCCAGGCCCAGGCGAAGGTGCACAACGAGGTCCGCCTCGACATCATCAAGGCCGACCAGAAGCAACGCGCCCGCACCGCGAACCGCGACGTCATCCAGATGGCGGTCGCGCTCAACTTCGGACCGCAGGAGCGCTATCCCGTGGTCGACTGGCCGGTTGCCGAGCCGGAGGACGTGACGGCGCTTTCGGAAAGTGTCGCCCGCCTGGTGCCGCTCGGTCTCAAGGTCAGCCAGCGTGAGATGCGCGACAAGCTGGGGCTCGGCGAGCCGGAGGATGGCGAGGAGCTGCTCGCGCCGGCAAGCGCCGCGCCATCCGAGCCGCCGGCCGATCCGAAGGCCCCGCCGGCCCCGTCTCAAAAGACCGTTCAAGCCGACTTGAAAGCGCATTTAAGCGAGGCGCGGGACGCGGGCAGAAAACCGGTGCCCACTTTTCCTCGTCCCGCGCTGACCGGTCATGTCGCCGGCTGCCGCTGCGGCGGATGCCGGACGGCGCAGCTCGCGGCCGAGGCCACCGGCCAGACCGCACTCGATGACATCGAGGCGCTGCTCAACGAGGATTGGGAGGAGATCAGCCGGCCGCTGCTGGAGCCGGTGCTCGCGGCGATCGAGGAGGCAAGCAGTCTCGACGATGCCCTTGCCCGTCTCCAGGCGGCCGGTCCGGATGCGTCCAAACTGGCCGAAAGGCTGGCGCGGGCCACGTTCATCGCGCGGGCCATCGGCGACGTGAAGGACTGAACGATGGCCGAGGTGAAGCGCGGCTTCGGGCCGCCGCCGGAGGTCATGCAGTACCTCCAGGACAGAGGGTTCAAGCCGGCCTTCTCGTACCAGGACGTCTGGGGCGAGGAATATGCCCATGCCTTCTCGGTGGCGAAAGTGACCGAGTTGGAACTTGGCAAGGCGTTCCAGGACTCAATCGCGAAGGTGAGAGCTGCCGGAGGCGCCGAAGAGGATTGGCGCCCCCTGATGCTGGCTGAACTCCAGCGGCTCGGCTGGTGGGGACCGCGCCTGGTCGCGGATCCGACTGGCCGGGAACCGGCCGCCATGGTCGATTTTACCTCCGCGCGCCGGCTCCGGACCATCTGGTGGGGAAACACGGCCTCGGCAAGGGCCGCCGGCCAATGGCAGCGCGCCCAGCGGTCCAAGCGCGGATTGCCGTATTTCCTCTATATGCGCACGACCTCCGTCGAGCCGCGCCAGCAGCATCTTGTGTGGGTCGGCGTCATCCTGCCGGTCGACGATCCATTCTGGGACACGCATTTCCCGCCCAATGGCTGGCACTGCAGTTGCTGGCTGCGGCAAATCTCAAGGCGGGAATCGGAAAGGCTGCTGGCCCAGGAGCCCGATCCGGACACGATCGGCTACACGACCGAGGCACCGGAGATCGGCCCGCCGAGGGAGTTCCGCAACCGCCGCACGGGCGAGGTAACGGAGGTTCCCGCCGGCATCGACCCCGCCTGGGCACAAAACCCCGGCAAGACGCGGGCGACGACGCTGCTGCAAAATCTGGAGACCCGGCTCGGCGAAGCGCCCGAAACAGTGGCGACGGAAAAATTGCAGGAGCTTTGGCGTGATCCCTTCATTCGCGTCGCGCCGCTGTTGCCGAAGACACCGACCGTTTACCTCCCGGCCGGCGTCTCAAAGCCGCTCCAGGAGCTGCTGGGCGCCAGGTCGCCCGTCGCCGGCATCACGGCGGCGGCCGTTGCCAACAAGCTCCGCGACCATGCCGACCATCTCGACCAGGACGAATTTGCCAATCTGCCGGAAACGCTGGCAACCGGCCGGATCGTCAACGAGGGCCGTCCGAAGGCCCGGAGCGTGATTGCGTCGATCGGCGCCGCGATCTGGAAAGCGGTCGTGCTCATCAGCGACAACGGCTTTTTGCGGGTCAACACCTTCCATCGCATCCGCGAGGAGGAGCGCGACCGGCTGCTGCGCAAGGAGGGACGGCTGAAGGGGAAGGAACCGTGACGGGAGGGACGCCAACCCCTCGCGGCCCGCAGGCCGGCTGCTCGACTTTGCGCCGCCACGTCCGATCAATATGGTTCCATCAGCGGCGAATCGCAACCAGGACGGAAATCGATCATGCTGAAAGCCGGGCTTCTCATCTGCGCCAGCCTCATCGCGGTCGATGGCGATACGGTGAAATGCGACGGCGTCAACATGCGCGACATGGGCGACGGCGGGCCGTTCGTGTCCGGTTACGACACCCCGGAGATCTATCATCCCAAATGCCAGCAGGAGCTGGAGCTGGCCCGCGCGGCAAAGGCCCGCATGGCTGAATTGCTCAGGACGCCAGGTGTCGAGGTGGTTTACTCCGGCAAGAAGGACAAGACACCAAGTCACCGGCCGCTGGTTTGGGTGCGGTTACCGGATGGCCGGTCGATCGGCTCAATCCTGATTTCGGAAGGTCTGGCACGCAAATGGACGCCGCGCCACACGGCCGACTGGTGCGATTGAAAATCCTATCCGCCACATTCGCCCGCTGGCGGCGATCCGACCCTTGACCCTTGCGCGTGCCCGTCCCAATCACGTTTGCCCGTCCATGGCTTAAAAAACCGCTTCAACGGCGATTTTATCCGGGAGCCTTCGCCCGCGACTTGCACCGGGCGCCCGCATCGGGCACCGTGAGGGCCAACTCCCCGCCGTCACCGCTCCCGAACCGGCGGGGCTGAAGACCTTCAGCCCCGCCGCCTGGCTGCCGCGCGGCTAGGGTCGCTGCCATGACGGCGACACCTCATTTCTCCCTTCTCGATGCGTCTCCCGTTGCGGCCTTCGGCGTCGTGACGCTGGCGTTCGACGCGGCAACCGGCGAAGCCCCGCAATGGGTGCAGATCGCGCCGGCCGGCCGCGTGACGACGCGGGACAACCGCAGCTTCGAATTCGACGCGGCCGTGCTTGCCGCCCGCTTTGCGGCAGACAAGGTCCAGATCCCTGTCGACCTCGACCACGCCAGCCTTGCCGGCGCCGGCGCCGATCCGCGAACGGTCGGCTGGGTCGTGGAAATGCAGGCCCGGCCCGAGGGTCTTTTCGGCCGCGTCGACTGGCTCGACGAGGGCCTCGCCACGCTCAAGGCCCGCACCCGCCGCTACATCTCGCCCGGCCTTCGCCACGACGAGACCGGTCGCGCCACGTGGATCCATTCCATCGCCCTTGTCGCAGCCCCGGCGCTTTCCATGCCGGCGCTCGCATCCGCCCAACCTTCGGAGCCTTCGATGTCCGTCACCGCCTTTGCCGCCGCGCTCGGTCTTGCCGCCAACACCGACGAGACCGCCGTCCTTTCCGCGCTCACCACTCGCTTTGCCGACAACACCAAGAAGATCGACGAGCTGACCTCATCGCTCACGGCCGAAAAGACGCGCGCCGACGATGCCGAAACCAAGCTCGCCGCCCTCAAGACCGCGACGCGCCAGACCTCGGTCGACGCGGTCCTGGAGGACGCGCTCAAGGACAAGCGCATGTTGCCGGCGGAAAAGGAGAGCTTTGCCAAGCTGTCGGCGACCGACGAGGGCTTTGAGCAGGTGAAGGCGATCCTTGCCGCACGGCCCAAGGCTCTCGGGGCCTCCGGCCTTGACGAGCGCGACCCGCCGGAAACGGAGACGGGCAGCACCCGCGAACAGGCGGCGGCGCTCGCCGCCCGCATCAACAAGCGGATCGCGGAGAACGCGACCCACGGCATCACGATCGACGCCGCCACGGCGCTTTCCCAAATCGAGGCCGAAGACGCCAGGAAGCGCTGACCCTCTTTTCCACGCCTTCACATCAGGAGCCGCAGTCCATGCGCCAGGGCCACATTCAGACCTTCCTCGCCGCAGAGGCCATCACCGGCAAGCGCCTCGTGGCGTTCGATGCCAGCGGCGCCGTTGTCGGCGCGGTCGCGGACACCGATCCGCTTGTCGGCGTTTCCGACGCGGTCGGCGCCGACGAGGGCGGCAACTGCGACGTCCACATGACGGGCCAGGTGCCGGTCACGGCTGGCGGCGCCATCGCTTACGGCGACCCGGTGACCTCGGATGCCCAGGGCCGCGCGGTCGTTGCGGCGCCGTCCGCTGGCGACCAGGTCCGCGTCGCCGGCTATGCCACCACCAACGCGACGCTGGCCGGCGACATCGTTCAGCTCTTCCTCGCGCCTTCCATCCTCTACACGCCCTGACGCTGACGTTTTGTCTTTGAGCGAGTTCTAGCCCGAAAACCGGGCGCCACTTTTCGGGAACGCGCTCTTGCCCGCGTTCCAATCCTCCGGAGATTTCCATGGCCGACCGTCGCCCCTTCGCCGTATCCGCTTCGCTCACCGCGATCGCCATCGCCTTCCGCAATCCGGCCTATTCGCTGATCGCCGACAAGGTGATGCCGCGCTCGCCGGTCGGTTCGGAACGCTTCAAGTGGACCTACTACGACATCGCCCAGGGCTTCACCGTGCCCGACACCCGGGTTGGCCGGAAGGGCCGCGTCAATCAGGTCGAGTTCATGGGCGAGGAGCGCGACGGATCGACCGAGGATCACGCTCTTGATGCGCCGATCCCGAATTCGGACATCGAGGAGGCGCGCAAGCTGCGCGAACAGGGGCTCTCGACCTACGACCCCGAACATGTCGCGACGCAGTATCTCACGGACCTGACGATCCTCGACCGGGAAATCCGTGTCGCCGACACGGTGCAGGATCCGAACAACTATGCCGCCGGCAACCAGTACGACATCACGGTTGCCACCGATCGCTTCGACGATCCCGACAGCAATCCTTTCGATGTGCTCGACACGGCGCTTTCTGCCGTGCTCGGCATGCGGCCGAACCTCCTCTGCATGGGCCAGCCGGTCTGGACCAAGCTCAAGAAACATCCGCGCCTCATCAAGGCGGTCAAGGGCGGCCTCACCGACGAAGGCGCCATCACGCGCCAGCAGCTCGCCGAGCTGATCGAGGTTCCGCAGATCCTCGTCGGCGAAGGCCGCGTCAACATCGCCCGGCCGGGTCAGCCGATGAACCTCACCTATTGCTGGGGCAAGTCCATCCAGGGGCTGTTCATCAACCCGGTGGCCACGACCCAGATGGGCATGACCTGGGGCCTGACGGCGGAGAACGGCAGCCGCGTCGCCGGTACGATCGAGGACAAGGACATCGGCATGCGCGGCGGTCTCCGCGTCCGCGTCGGCGAGGCCGTCCGCGAACTGGTCGTTGCCCAGGAGTGCGGCTTCATCATCGAGAACGCCGTCACCTGATCGGTTGCCGCTCTGACACTCAAACCTGACGAGGACCGATCATGAAGACGCCGAAGACCACCACAGCCGAACAGGCGGCCGCCGAGTTGGCCGCACAGGTCGTCGCGGGGACCGCCACCGACGAAAAGGCCAAGGCCGATGCCGAGGAAGCGGCAAAGGCCGCCACCAAGGCCGCCGCCGACGAGAAGGCCAAAGCCGATGCCGAGGAAGCGGCAAAGGCTGCCGCCAAGACCGCCGCCGATGCAGCCGCGAAGGCGGAGGCGGACGAGAAGGCCAAGGCCAATGCCGAGCATGATTGGCGCGTGGCGAAGCCGATCATCCGCAAGCGCAAGGTCCACCCGCTCGGCTCGACCATGACGCTGACGGATGCGGAGGCCGAGCCCTACCTGGACCGCCTCGAGCGTCTCTGACCCCAATCCCTTCGGCCGGCCTGTCGTCACGGCCGATCCGCCGGAGCGCGGAGCCTCAAACGCCGCCGCGCTCCGGCCTCGTCCTTTCATGACCACGGAGCCGCCCGATGGCCTACGCCACGATCGCCGATCTTGAAGAACGCTATCCCGATGAACTCGTGCTGCTCGCAGCCGACGGGGCGACGGGCCTTCGCGACGACGATCGCATCACGGCCGCGCTCGATGACGCCTCGATCGAGGTCAAGAGCATTCTCCAGGCGCGCTACTCGGCGGCCGAACTCGCCTTGCTCGATGCGGACGGGCTCGCCATCGTCAAGGTCTACACGATGGACATCGCGCTCTTCCGGATCGCCATCAGTTTCTCCCGGCTCACCGACGACATTCGCGAGCGCTACAAGTCCGCGCTCAAACGGCTTGAGGCCATCGCGGCCGGCAAGGGCGCGCTCACCTTCACCGGCGGCGGAACGCCCGACCCGAACGACGCCAGCTCTCAGAATGCCGTGCTCGTCTCCGCGCCCGAACGCGTCTTCACCCGCGCCCGTCAAGGGGGGCTGCCGTGAGCGGGATCCAAATCACCGTCGACCTTCGCGACCTCGATGACGCCATCAAGGGGCTGCGCGCCTTCCTGGACGTCGATCGGGAGGAGCTGCTCACCACGATCGGCAGCGCTGGTGTCGACCAGACGCAGCATCGCATCAACGACGAGAAGACGGCGCCGGACGGAACGCCCTGGCAGCCGAACCGAGCCGGAACCCCCACTCTCAACGCCAGCGGAAAACATCTGCTGAAGGACATTGCCTTCAATGCCGACGCCGACCAGGTCGAGTGGGGATCGCCCTGGCAATTCGCCCACGTCCACCAGGAAGGAATGGTCATCAAGCCGCGTTACGGACATGCGCTCAAATTCTGGTACGTCGCCGGCGGCAATGTGAACTTCGCTGTCGCAAAGCAGGTGACGATCCCGGCGCGGCCCTTCCTCGGTCTTTCCAACGACAACGTCGACGAGCTGCTGGACATCGTGACGGACGCCTTCGGCATGCTCGGGGGACATCCATGATCGAGCCCGTGCCGCTTGCCGATCTCATCGCCGCCGATCCTATCTCGCCAGTCAAGGCCGCGATCGTCGCCCGCCTCAAGGCGCTCCTGCCGGGCGTCATGGTGCAGCCGCACCCTGGCAAGGTCGACATTTCCGACATCGTCGCAAAGACGGTGATGCCGGCACCGGGCGTTGCCGTCGGCTGGTCGAAAGCCCGGATCGTGCCGATGGCGGACGGCGGGTGGCATGCGGCGATCGACTGGACCGCCTATGTCGTGACCAGCGATGACGTGATCGACGATGGAGTTGTCGGCAAACGGCGCTTCGAGCGCGACCAGGTCGCCAACGCGATCGGCCTGCGGCTGCTCAAGATCCTCGGCGATCCGGACGAGCAGCTCTGGCAGATCGCCGGCATCACGCCGCCGGAAGCGACCGATTTCAAGCCCTTCTTCACCGTCAAGGACGTTGCCCAGGGCATGGCCTATTACGCGGTGACGTGGCGCCAGACCGTCGTCGCCCTCGGCGCCGGCCTTTGGGGCGACCTGCCGACCGGGCAAGTCACGGAAGACGGCACCATCCAGTTTGACGGCGAGGACGAGATGATCGCGGCCATGAAGGCGGCCGGCTTCGGCATCCCCGGCAGCGACGATCAGGGGAGCGGCTCATGAATGCCGTTGCCACCGAACTGCGCCGCCTGCGCCGGCTTGCCGCCGTCACCGACCGGCGCATCGCGCTCGCCAACCTGCCGGGCAAGGTCGCCGCGATCGACGCTGAGAACCGTCTCGCGCGGCTCGTCATCGACACGGACGAGGACGGCAACCCTGTCCTCGGACCGTGGGCGACGTGGGAAGAACCGGGCGTCGGCGTGCTCGCCATGCACACGCCGCTGAAGGTCGGCCAGCAGGCGGCCTATTCCTCGCCCTCCGGAACGCTGGGCGCCGGCTCCTCGATCCGCCCGCGGGCTCACGACGACGACAACCCCGCGCCCTCAACCTCGGCCGACACCGTGACGTTCCAGGTCGGCGCGAGCTGGATCACGCTCAACGACGGCGAGGTCCAGATCAGCGGCGACACCATCCGCCTCATCGGCAACGTGGAAGTCCACGGCGCCTCGCTCACCCACAACGGCAAGAACGTCGGCGACAGCCACGCCCATTCCAACGTCGTCAACGGCCCGGCGATTTCCGGGCCGCCCGTTTAAGCCCCTTTCAAACCGCCTTGGAGGTTCCCTTGAAAGCCCCTCAAAAGACCACCTTCCGCATCACCGACAAGGCCGGCGAATACATCGCCGGCAAGCGCCGCGTGCCCGGTGCCGAGACCGTCATGCTCACGGCGCGCGAAGCCGCCTACGATCTGTCGCTCGGCACGCTTGAACTCATGGAGGACAAGTCCGCCGCCAGAAAGCGGACGAAGCCCGAGACGTCCGGCGCGGGCGAGACCGCCAACGGCGAAGGCTGATCCTCCATGGCGCGCGCCGTCCGATACCGCACCGGGATCTCCGACACGACGGGCAAGCCGCTCGTCGGCTGGGATCACGTGCGGCAGAGCCTCAACAAGATTTGGTTGACGCGGCCGGACAGCCGCGTGATGCGGCTCGACTTCGGATCGACGATGCATGAGCTGCTCGGCGAGGACGTGACGCCCGAGCTGGCGCTCCAGCTCTATGTCGCCCTTGTCCAGGCGGCGCACGCCAACGAGCCCGAATATCGGCTGAGCGAGGTGCAGCTCGTCTGGCTCACCCGCGAGGGCGGGCTCGGGCTTCGCCATGCCGGCACCTATTTTCCCGAGGGCCGCCTCGGCAATTATCAGCTCGCCATTCCGGTCACGGCCGAGCCGAAGCTCTTGAGGGCGGCGGCATGATGGTCGCACGCTCTCCCATCCTGCTTTCCTTCTGCGGCATACCCTTGTCGCCGAACCGCTCACACTTCGGCGGGGTATGCCGATGACGCGCTTCGCCGACATCGACCTCGCCAATCTGCCGGCGCCCGAAGCCGTCGAGACGCTCGACGCCGACGCCATCGCGGCCGAACGGATCGCCGAGCTGGCGACGCGGCTTGCGGCGATCGGCGTGCCCTTCGATACGGGCGGCCTCGACAGCGAGCCGCTTGCCGTCGTCGAGCAGGCCGGCGCCTTCGCCGAGACGCTGTTGCGCGGGCGGGTCAATGACGCGGTGCGCGCCGTGCTGCTCGCCACGGCGACGGGAACCGACCTCGACCAGCTCGGCGCCTTCCTCGGCGTTGCCCGCCTTGTCCTCACCCCGGTCGACGACACCGCGACGCCGCCGACCGAAGCTGTGCTTGAGAGCGACACGGCTTTCCGTCGTCGCATCCAGCTTGCTCCCGAGGCCCTGTCCGTCGCCGGACCGGAGGGCGCCTATCTGGCGCTGGCGCTCGGAACCTCGGACGCCGAAGGCGCGCTCCTGGTCAAGTCGGCCGCCGTCCATTCGGTTGACGCCAGTTTCGAGGCGGCGCCGGCCGGCTATCGCGTCGTCGACGCGGCCGATGCGCTCGCCGAGCTGCTCGCCGCATCGGCGGACGAATGGATCATCGACGACGGCGCCGGCGCCGCGCCCGATCGCTTCCGGCTGCCCGCCGGCCATGTGCATGTGATCATCCTGTCCGCTGCCGGCGACGGCGCGGCCGACGCCGACCTGGTCGCCGCCGTCAGGGCCAAATTGTCGGCCTCCGAAGTTCGCCCGATCGGCGATTTTCTGCATGTGGTGGCGGCGTCGATCGAGCCTTACGCGATCGACGTCACCCTGACGGTTGGCCCCGGCGCCGACCGGTCGGCAGTCGCCACGCTTGCCGAGGCCCGGCTTGCCGCCTTTGCCGATCGCCAGCACGCGGTTGGCGCAGAAGTCACCCAGGCGATGCTTGCGGCGGTCGCGTCGGTCGCCGGCACGGACGGTCTGCCGGTTGCCGCCCGGATCGCCATCACGTCGCCGGCCGCCGACGTTCTCCCCGGACCCTTCGCGGCGCCTTTCGCCTCGTCGATCGCCGTCACGGTGGAGGTGAGCGATGACTGAGGCAAGCCGCACGGCCAATGCCGATCTCATCTTGCCGGCCTCTGCAACCAAGCTGGAGCGGGCGCTCGTCGCTCTGGCGCTTCGGATTGGCGAAATCCCGTTGCCCTTGCCCGATGCCAAGGATCCGGCACGGACCGCGCTCGCGCTGTTGCCGCATCTTGCCTGGGAACGCTCGGTCGACGTCTGGGATCCGGACTGGCCGGAAACCGTCCAACGCGCCGTGGTCGCGGCGGCCTATGAGGTCCACCGCCGGAAGGGCACGCGCGGTGCGATCGAGGCCGCGCTCGCCGCGCTTTCCGTCGACGTCGACATCGTCGAGTGGTTCGACATGGCCCCGATGGGCGAACCCTATTCCTTCGCCGTGACGGCCTATGCGCGGACGAACCTCTACCAGGACGCGCCGCTGCTCGATGCCCGCACCATCGCCTCAATCGACCAGACCATCCGCAGAACGAAGCCGGCGAGCCGGCCTTATCGGCTTGCCGTCGGCGCGCTCGCCGAGGGCTCGATCGGCGTTTCCGGGACGGCCACCGCCGAACTGAGAGGGCGGCTCGACGCCCGCGCGGCCTTCCGTCCGAAGCGCACCATCACCCTCGGGCTCGCCGCGACCTCCACCGTCCAGATCCACGTCCGACTTGACATGAGGGCCACATGACCGCCGCCGCGCTGCAAATGACCATCACGACGGCGGGGCTTGCCGCCGTCATCGCCGCCCAGGGCGACGGGCTCCAGGCGACCATTATCGAGATCGCCGTTGGCAAGGGTGAGCCTGCGGGAGCGGACTTCGTCGGATATGAGCCGGTCGAGACGGCGACGGCGCTTGTCAGCGAGGCAGCGAGGGTGCCGCTGATCTCCGGCCAGGTGCTTGCCGGCAAGGGCTTTCGCGTCCAGGCGCAGGTTCCGGCGACCGAGGACGTCTACACCATCCGCGAGATCGGGGCGTTTCTGAGCGACGGCACGTTGCTGGCCCTCTGGTCCGATCCGACCCAGCTCGTCGCCGCGACGTCACCTCTCGCGGACATCAATTTCGCGGTCGACCTCAATCTGGCGGCCCTTCCGCTGGACGCGCTGGCGATCACCGTCCTGGAGCCGGATGTCCCGGACCTGACGCCGATCCTTGCCGAACTGCTGGCCGCCCAGGCCGCCAACCACCTCAACCACATCGAACTCGACCAGCGCTGCCGCGCCGCTGGCATCTGAGGAGCGACACGCATGACGACCGCCGCAGACTCTCTCAACAACGCTGCCAGCCAACTGGCGCTGGTCATCGCCGCTTATCAGCAGGTGACCGACGCAGTGCAGGAAAGGCTGGACGCACTCGCCGACTGGCAGATCGCCGATCCGATCACCGTCACGATCGGCGTCGACTACGCCACCATCCAGGAGGCCTGGGACGCGTTCAAGTTCAAGCAGTTGAATGCGGACGTGATCATCCAGGTCCCGGACGGCATCCACCCGATCAACCCGCTTCTGATGGCCGACGCGCCGTTCGGATCGCGAATTCGCATCCTCGGCAACATCGCCAATGCGGCCGCCTGCACGCTTCAGTACACCGGCGGAGCAGCAGACTACATCGTCTCTGTGGAGCGTTGTGCGCTGGAATTTTCCGGCTTCACGATCGACGGCGACGATCCGGAGGCGATCCTGACAGGGCTGCGCATCGTTGGCGGCTTCGTGACCAGCCAACCGGGCTCCATTCGTGTCAACGGTGTGGCGTCCGGTATCTCCGGCCAGGGCGGGGCGTGGTATTCGGGCGGTCAGCCGGAAATCACCGGCTGCCAGATTGGTATCGCCGCTTACGACAGCGCGCGTGTCGAATGCCCCGAGGCGACGATCGTCGGCCTCGGCAAGACATGGCTCGGGAGCAACGGCACCGCCCGCTCCTATGGCCTGTACTCGATCCGGTCGGGCACGGTCATCGCGCCCAAGTCGACGATCGATGCAGCCTATTTCGGGATGCAGGCGATCCGCGCCGGGGCGATGTTCGTTAGCGGAACGGCCCTCGATGACTGCGACACGGCCATCACTGCCGATCGCGCCGGCAATATCTACGCAGGCCCTGCCACCGACGGAACGCCGACCACGGTGACCAACGTCAACTCCGGTTTCGTCGCATCCATCAACGGCACGATCGAGGCGCAGAGCGCCGTCGTCGATGGCGCCATCACCGGCTTCGTCGCTTCGGGGAACGGTTCCATCGTCGCGGCGGGCGCGACGGCCAAGAACTGCTCCTCCTACGGCTATTCGGCCGTCCGCAACGGCTATATCGCCGCCCAGGACACCAACGCCAACAATGCCGGCAATGCCGTCAACTACAACCTTGCAAACGACACGCCCGGCGCGACCGGCGGTCTCATCACCTACAGCTAAGAGGAAGAGCAGACCATGGCAGACATGCAGCCACCGCGCGCCGATCTGCGCGATGCCATCCAGCGCCAAGCGGGCGACCTTCAGACCCTGTTCGGCACGACGTCGGACGGTGCCCTGGCGCTGGCGCTCACCGTCGCCCGCATGGCGCGGGCGATGTCCGGCGGCAGCACCATCGCCGAGATGAAAGCGGCCGCCGCCGCTGCCGACGCCGTGCTCGGCCCGCTGCTCGACGCGGTCGACGCCGGCACGGTCGTCACGACCTATTCGGCCAAGGGCAGTACCGAGGCCGACGTTTTTGCCGAAGTCGGGGAGCGGTCGACGGCTGTTGCGGCCGTCTTCGCCGACGCCGAAACCTGAGGAGCCGGCTATGCCGATCGACAAGAGCCTTGACCCGACGCTTTCGCGCAAGCGCTCCCAGGAGATGCTGGCCGTCGAGAGCGGCCCGGCGCGCGACTGGTACACGCTCACCAACGCCATGATCGGCGCCAAGGAGCTGCCGACCTATGGCCGCGCGCTGGAGATCATTCTCGACGATGCGGTCAACCGTCCGGTCACGTTCGTCGTCGTGCCGATCGACGAGACGAGCGACGCGGCAACCCGCTCGATCCCGGTCTACACCTCCGGCCCGCTGCCGAGGTCCGTCCGCCGGATCGTTTCGATCAACGGCGCGGCCGTGGTTCCGGCCGGTGTCCAGGTCGACGTCATTACCGTCTGAGGGAGGCCCGCGTGGACCCGTTCGGCTTCGGCATTGGCAACAGCATCGGCGGGCGTCGCCGCAGGGGCGACGTCCTTCCGCCGGGCTTCTCGTGGACCTACGACGCGGGCGGACAGCCGGTCTACTGGCGCGGCAACCGCGTCTTTGACGACGGCGTCAAATTCTACATCTGGAGAGATTGATGGGGGCCTATCTCAACGTCCTTGAAACCGTCTACGACGAGCCTACGGTCGACGAGCCCGAGGCGCTGCTCGGTCGGGGGACCAGCGGTTTGGTCGGTCCCGTGCTTCCGGCCAAGCTCTTCAATGCAGTCTTCGACGCGGCGATCGACACGGCCCTTGCCACGGGCACCATCAATCCCTTTGTCGGGATGGCGCGGGATGCGGGCGGCAACATCGGCGCCTATTACATCGACGGGCTCCGCCGCAACATCGAGAATTTCCGCTACGGGACGGACCCGATCGGCGACGACACAAACATGCTTGACCGCGCTAGCCAGGCATCGAAGCAATATGGCTGGGTGATCACCTGCAAGCAGGGTGCGTTGCGCGTTTCGTCGTGGAAATGGTACTCGAAAATGCGCTTTGTCGGCTGCGGCTCCAGCCTGACGACCGGCACGCGGGTCATCCAGCTTACAGGTGCGAGCGGGCCGCTCGTCACCCTCGACAACGGGCCTGTCATCAATGTCGAAGTTCGCGGCATCGGCTTTGACGCCAACCTTGCGAACGGCCCTCAGATCGGCCTCATGTGGCAGGCCAAGCCCGTCGCGCCGGACAACAATGGCGGCCTCTGGTGGTCGCGCCTCGACGATGTCGCGGTGCGCGGCTTCCGGCTCGGCATCTGGTCACGCGGCGGCAGCGACGGCCTGACGCCGAACCAGTTCATCTTTGCTACCGGCGTTCGGGTTTGGCGCGTCGGCGACGCAACGGAACTGGAGCTGGCCACCGGCCTCTTGATGACCGGCCAGCACGGCCAGATCGTTTGGGATGGCGCCTGCGAATTCGACGGCCCTGGCGGCATCCGCAAGGGCGTCAATGTCCAGGTCCGTCCGGAGTTCACGACGGACGAGGCCGAACTCGGCTATTGGGACTGGTTGGGCGCTACCGCGCCAACGCTCATTGCGGGAGCTTGGTCGCCGGGCTACGTCGATTTCAGACCCGGCAGTACGATGCAGAATGCCAAGATGGCCATCGTCTTCTACAAGGCGGGCATCAACCGGGTCGGAGCCTGGACGGAGAATGTCGACCGCTCCTATGTCTTCCGTGGCAACGCTCGAAGCAACATCATCACCGGTGCCCTGGCGACCAATGGCTCGCTAGACTGGACGATCGAGCTTGAGTCCGGCTGTACCCTCCATATCGCCGGGTTGAAGGTTCAGGGTGAGTTCGGATTGCTCTTCAGCGCCGGAAACGCGAACCAGGGCGTGACCGGTCTGGAGACGGTCCACCGGCTGGCCGACATGCAGGCGGCGACCACGGGACTGACACGCCAGCGGGGGACGCCGACAGCGGGTACGCTGGCCGCCGACGGCAATACCTTCCTGGCCGTCAACTCGACCACCACGCCGATCACCTACATCGAGAGCTGGCTGACCTGGAATGTTGAACTGGTGCTCCGAGCCTATGACAGCGACGTGCCCTTCGGACCCGGCGGCAATATCGCCATGCCGCTCGATGCAGCCGGCAACGAAATCGGCCTACTGGTCCTTCACAAGGGCGAGTTGATGACACTCGTCCGCGACGACTTCGCCGGACACAAGTTCCGCATCAAGGCCATCGTGCGCATTCCGAAGCTCGCGGCGGCTGCGCCGGCTGCCGGCCAATGGGCGATCGGCGAATTTGTGGTCAACTCCGCGCCGGTGATCGACGCCAACGGCGCTTACGTCAAGCAGTGGAACCGCGTCACCAACTGGACCTCCGCTGCCAACAACAATGCCCTGCTGGTCGACTGGTTTCCCGAAGTCGCCTTCACGGCAAGCTTTGCGCACGCATAGGAGCGGTGAATGATTGACGACCCCGAAGACGTACCGGCCGGCGAAGAGACGATCGCCGGCGAGGATCTGACCCTCCCTCCGGTCAAACGCCCGCCGCCGCCCGACCACAAGTTTGCCAAGGCTGCCAAGGTGCGGATCCCGGACTATCAGGCGAAGGGTGAAATCAAGGCCCTCGGGCGCCTGCCGGACGGCACGCCGACCTATGCGGTCTATTACGTCACCGACACCGGCCATGCCGAGGCGAGCTGGGTCGACGAGCACATGCTCGAACCCGAATAGAGCGCAGTGAGGGAAGACGAGGCAGCCGGCTGGCAAGCCCGAAACAGCAGCGGCCGGGGCTGAAGAGGTTCAGCCCCGGCCGCTTTGCGTCTGGCGTCTACTTTGGGGCGATTGCTTCCGGCGGTCAAGCCGTCGTCGATCCTCAAGGAGCCCGCCATGCCCGCAGCCGTTCCCAATGTCGGCGTTCGCGTCTTTTCCGATCTGTCCAACACGATCGTCACGATCGACACCCGCGACCAGTCGGCCATCGGCCTTTGCGTGCCGGCGCCGGCCGCCGATGCGGGCACCTTCCCGGTCAACACGCCCGTCCTGATCGACACCTCGGACGCCGACCTGATCGCGCTCCTGGGGGAAGGCGATGCGGCCGACGTCATCGAGCAGATCAATTCGGAGGGCATCGTCGCCCAGGTCATCTACGTCAATCCGGGCGTTGACGCAGAGGCCACGCTCGACGAGGCCGTGACGGCGATTGCCGGCGACAGCGCGACCAAGACCGGCATCTTTGCGCTGCTCAATGCCAAGGCACTCCTCGGCGTGGAGCCCGGCATCCTGCTCGCCTCCGGCTACACCCACACCCGCCCGACCAACGCCAAGAACCCGATCGGCGCGGCCATGGAGGCGATCTGCACCCAGATCATCGACTGCATCGGCATCGTCGACGCGCCGCCGGAGACCGAGGCCGGCGCCGTTGCTTATTTGGCCGACTTCGCCACGTCCCTGCAGATTTGTTGCGCGGTGGTCGCGATCAAGGCGTCGATCGGCGGTGAGACCGTGGTGCGGCCGATGTCGCCCCATTGGGCGGGCGCCATCGTGCGCCGGGACCGCAGCGCCGGAACGCCGTTCAAGGCGGCCTGGAATACCGCTCTCAAGGGCGTGCTCGGCACGTCGCGGCCGATCATCTATCGTGACGGCGATCCGACCTGCGAAGCCAATCGCCTCGTCCAGGCCGGCGGCGGCGTCGTCATCGAGACCAATCTCCTTTGGGCGCCCTTCACCACGGCAACGGACCCGACCGTCAAGAGCTGGCGCTCGCTCAAAGTGGTCCGCACCCGCCGGGCGCTGGAAAAGGCCATGGTTCGCCCGATGCGCGCCTACATGGCCCAGGACATCACGCCCCACACCGTGACGCTGATCTTCCGGGCGATCGACGACTATTTCGACGGCGTCCAGGCGCTCGGCGCGATCATCGATCACGTGGTGCTCTGGGACTCCAGCCTCAACACGGCAGCGGCGCTCCAGGCCGGCGCGATCTCGGCCAAGGTCAACTGGCAGGAGACGCCCGACCTCGTGGATCTGGGCATCTATACCGGCGCGATGCCCGAAGCCTTCGACGTGCTCCAGGCGGCGATCGCCGCCGCGCTCGCCAGCCTCGGCGATCCGAACATCCGCGTCGCGGCATAAGCCCATACGCCCGAAAAGTGGGGACCGGTTTTCGGGCAAGCGTATGGGGCAGGACAAGGAATACCCGGAGAGGGGCGGTCTGGTATGGCTCGCAAGGCCCCCAGCACCCATTGGGAACGGTCCGACCGTAGGGGCTCAGCCCGCCGCCCCCAACATCTTTTCACCGCGCCGACGCACCGGCGCCGCAAGGGAGCCAAGCAATGGACGGCATCATTCGTGGCGGCAACGTCTACGTCCAGGAGATCAACCAGCGTCTCCACCTCGACAATTTCAAGCTGCCCCCGCTGAAGCGCGAGATGATCGATTTCTTCATGGGCGGCGGCTTCTTCAAGGTCTCGCTGCCCGGCGAGGTTTCGCCGTTGGTCGCCGAAATGGCGGTGGACGGCAGCCACCAGAGCCTTCGCTCGCGCTTCGGCCGTGAGCCCGGCGACTGGACGACGGTCACCTATTACGAGCGCCTGCTCGATGCCACGACCGGCGTCAACAAGGGCCGCATCGTCATGCTGCGCGGGCTCCTCAACGAGATCGAGCCGGCCGGCGTCGAGGGCCTCAAGGCCAAGGACAAGACCATGACGCGCTTTTCCTCGATCGTGCTCTATCACGACATCGTCGACGGCGTGACGGCCCACAAGTTCGATGTCTTCACCAACACCCTGATCATCGACGGCACCAACTACACCGCCGAACACAACCGGCTGATCGCGGCCTGATCCCGGAGCGCGCAATGACGACTGACGACAAGGCCGGCGCTGCCGGCGGCATCCGCGTGAAGACCCCGGCCGGCGACGGCAAGATGGTTGAGGAGACGATCCCGCTGCCGCCCGCCGACATCATCGCGGAGATGGCCGCCGAAGCGGGCGAGCTAGCGCCGGCCACGCCGGAGCCTACCGAACCGGCCGCGCCCAAAGAGGTCGAAAAGCTCGATTTTTGCGAGCCTGAAGCACTCTTCAAGACCGTACCACTGAAGCACCCGTTCATGTGGCAGGGCCGGCGGATCGACCATGTCGAGGTGCGCAGGATATCGGGCGGGGAGTTGCGGCCGTTCGCGGATCTTCTGGCGTCAGAAGGAGCGGACAAGAGCGATTTTTCCGCCTTGGTCACGGGCCTTCCGGCAAAAGTCATCCGGGGCATGGAAGCCGGGGACACGATGGCGGTCTGGGAGGCGGCCATCGATTTTTTGCCCCAGCGCTACCGGACGGCTCTCGGCTGGTAGTCGATCTGGCCGATCTGGCGTGGTGGCGCCGGATCGCCCTTGAGGTTTCCGCCGCCGCCATGACGCCTTATCGCGAGGTGCTCTCCTGGCCGCTCGACGAGTTGCTCCTCGTCCATTACGAGGCCCGCCGACTGAGGGTATCTCATGTCTGATCGCACGCTCGACGTCTCCCTTGTCCTGAAACTCGTCGACCAACTCACCCGCCCGGCCGAGAAGGCCGATCGGGCGCTTGTCGGCCTGCGCGAGGCGGCAAAGGGGCTCGACCGCGCGGAGGGCGGCGAACGCCTGGCCGGCGATCTCAAGGCCGTGTCCGGCGCCGCCGGAAAGGCCAAGACCGACATCGACCAGATGCGCCAGGCCGCCGATCGCACGGACGACGGCAACGGCCCGGAGCAACTGAAGCTCGACCTCAACAGCGTGGCCAATGCGGCGGACCTGGCCAAATCCGACATCGACCAGATGCGCACCGCTGCCGATCGCGTCGATGACGGCAGCGGCCCGGAAAATCTAGGGTCAGACCTGAAGGTTCTCTCGGGCGCGGCCGACAAGGCAAAGGCCGACATCGACCAGGTGCGCAATGCCGCCGACCGCGTCGATGACGGTCGCGGACCGGAGGCCCTGAAGAGCGACCTCGATGGCGTGGCGGGCGCGGCCGGTGAGGCGGAGCAAAGGATCGATCGTGCGAAAGCGGCCGCCGAGCGTCTTGGCCGAACGAATGTCGACCGATTTGGCAGAAGCATGTCAGGCGCGGCGAGACCGGGCACGCGGGGCGGCCTTTCGAAGGCCGCCACCGCCATGCTCAACCGGCTCGGCGCCGACGCGATCCTGCCGATTGGATCGGGCGTCGCCTACGCGCTTGGTGGCGGTGTCGCTTCTGCTGCGCTCGTGGCCGGAGCTTCGGTCAAAGGAGCAGCGAGCGACGAGTTTGCGAGCGATCAGCACCGTGTCCTCGGCGAATACGGCAAGGAAGATCAGGCCCGATACGATCGCCTCATGTCCGAGATCGGCGCGCGCAAGGGCGTCGGAACGCAAGGCGCCATGGGTGTCTTCAGCCTTCTCATGAGCGGCGGCCTGGACGCGAAGAATGCGTCGGCGATGACGGAAGGCGCCATCGTCTTTTCCAAGGCAACGCAGGCCAATCCCGAGGACTCGGCGCGCACGACCATTGCCCTGAAGAACAACATGGGCATCGGGCAATCCGACATGATGGCCGCCTATGACGCCATGGCCTTGGGCGGCAAGGCCGGGCAATTCGAAGTCCCCGACATGGCGAGGAGCTTCCCGGCGCTGGCGGCGAGAATGAAGGGGCTCGGCGAAAGCGGGATGCAGGGCGTCAAGGGCCTCGTGGCCATGGCGCAGGCTATTCGCAAGACCGCCGGATCGAGCGACGAGGCGGCCACCAACTTCGAGAACATGCTCGACAAGTTCACCGCGTCCGACTTCATCAAAAACGCCAAGGACGTCGGCATCAATGTCGAGAAGGTTCTGAAGGACGCGACAAAGAGGGGTGTATCGCCGGTCCTCGCCCTCATCGACGAAATCGGAAGGAAGGTCGGAAACGATCCCTTCAAACTCTCGGCCTTGCTGCCGGATCGTCAGGCGCGCGCGGGCGTGCAGGCCGTTCTTACCGACATGTCTGAAGTCAGGTCGTTGATTGAGGAGATGGACCGATCCACCGGCACGGTGATGAATGACTTCGCGACGGCCACAGACAACGCTTCGAGCGCCTTTGACCGGTTTTCGTCGAATGTCGTCGCAAAGACCAAGTTGCTAGGCGCCCAGGTGCTGCCAGTACTGACGGCGGCGATGAATGGGCTTTCGGGCGCGATGGAAAGCCGCAATCGCGAGCCGGCAAAGATCGAGGTGCCGGACGACGCCCCCGCCGATCTGAAAAGCGCCGTCAGCAGCGCGAACGATCGCGGCGCGCGGCTCAATCGGTTCTTCGAGGGGCTCTTCGGCTTTGACAAGAGCGATGCGTCCCGCGCGCTCGACCAGGCCGATGCTTACCGCACCAACGCGGAAAGCCGGATGGCGGGCGCGGACGCGCCTCGTCCGAAGGTGCCCGAGATGTCGTCGCTCGTGGCCACGCTCGAAATGGCCCAGGTCGAGGACATGAGGAAGGCCGCTGCGGCGGCATCTTCGAGCGCCGCCCCAGGCGACCCTGAAGCGCGGTTGAAGGCCAATCTGCAGCAACTCGACACGCTGCGGAAAGCCTTGAGTGACTTCGTTTCGCCGGAGGCCCAGACGGCGGTCAAAGGCCAGATCGAGGCCGTCATGGGCAACCTCAAGGCCACAGCCGAGAGCACCGATTTGGCGCCGGCCGGCCGGGAGATGCTTCAGAAATATGCCGGTGCGCTGGCAGCCGAGAGCGACCAACCCTTGTCGGTCGCTCGGAAGCTCGCCGACGAACTCAAGGCGCTTCTCGACATCACCCTGACGCCCCGGATAGTTCCCGAGACGGGCGGTTATCCCGTTCCAAGGCCGCGACCACGCGCCAACGGCACGCCTTCGGCCGATCCGATCCGCTATGAACCGCCGTCGGCCGCACCGCGCGCCACGCGGATCGACTACGCCCCGCCTCCGCCCGATCGGGCCGCACCGGCCTCCGCGCCGCAACGACAGGCGGCAATTTCCCGTCCTGTCACGGTGCACCAGACCATTCACCAGACGATTACCGGCACGGCGGACGCCGAGGCCACGGGACGGGCCGCCGCGCGGGCATTGGACCAGCAGACCGCTCGCTCGTTCGCCGCCGCCCTTCATGACCTCGGGAGCACGGCATGAACGCGCTCGTCGCCATCGGGCCGGCGATCCTTCGCGTCATCGGCATGAACCCGCAACGGATCGCCAGCCGGGAGACCGGCCGCGTCATCGTCACGCCCACCTTCGGCGGCAACGATATCCAGCTCACCGGCTCCGATCCCAAGGAAACCTCGATCGATGCCGAGACGCTGCCGCAAACCCTCGGCGGTACGGACGCGGTTACCTTGCTCACCGCCTATCAGCGGCTTCAGACGCCCGTCCCCTTCATCCGCCTGTCGGCCTCCTTCCTCGGCCTCGTTTCGACCGGGAGCGTCATCGTCAAGGAGCTGGAGGTCGACGAGGAGCGGCTCCATCCGCGCGACGGGCTTGGCCGCATCATGCGCATGCGGGTCACCCTCGTTCATTCCGGCGATTTGTTCGGCTGGGGGCTGAGCTTCCTATGACCACCTACACCGTGCGCCTGCCGGACGGCGAACGCCTCGACCGGATCGCAAAGGCCCTGTTCGGATCGGAGCGTGACGGCGCGACCGAGACGCTCCTCGATGCCAATCCGGGGCTTGCCGCCCTTGGCCCCGTCATCCCGGCCGGGACCGTCGTCGTCGTGCCCGACGCCGTGACCGCGCCCGCCGACGACACCCAGCGGATTTGGGAGTAACGCATGGCCGTTCGCTTTCCGCGCGTCGAGGTGACAGGCCCGCAAGGCGGCAATCTCTACACCCGCTTTTCCTCAACGCTGGCCTCGATCACGATCACCGACGCGGCCGGTTACGACGCCGACGAATGCGTCCTGCGTTTCCGCATGACGCCGCCCTATATGACCGCGCCGGAGCTGGGCACGATCTACGACGTCACGGCCGGCTGGTCGGACGGGATCGGCGGCACCTACAAGGGCCGCTTCTCGGTTCAGCGCGTCGGCTTCGGCGGCGATCCGAAGCGCGGTTACGAGATGCTCGTGATCTGCCGCTCGGCGCTGCTCTCAGACAAGCTGCTCGACCAGGGCAGCGAGCATTTCGACGACAAGACATTCGGCGACATCGCCAAGAAGGTCGCCAAGGATGCGGGCCTTGAGGCCGTCGTCGACAAGGAGCTGGCAGCGATCAAGATCAAGTATCGCCTGCGCCGGTCGCAAAGCCGCATCGACTTCCTGACGGACATGGCCAGCGATTTCGGCGCGACCTGCAAGGTGGCGATGGACAAGATCATCCTGGCAAAGCGCGGCAGCGGCAAGAGCGCGTCCGGCGCCGATCTGCCGACGATCACGCCCATCTTCATCGGCGGCGAGTTCGGCCACAACGTCGATTTCGAGCTACGCGGCGTCGTGTCTGAGTCGGGGACGGAGACCTATGACCCGAAGACCGGCAAGCTGATCAAGTCGGCCGACACCGGCAAGGGCAAGGGCAAGGCGAAGGCGATCCATCAGGCGGCCTCGACCGAGGAGGCGAAGGCCATGGCGGCGGCCCGTCTGCGCGAGCTGCTCCGCCGCACGATCAGCGGCTATTTCGAAATGCCGGGCAATCCGATTGCCTTTGCCGGCGCCGACGTCAAGCCGCTGGGATACGGCCCCGACATCTCGCAGGCCAAGATGGTCGCCGAGAGCGTCATCCACGAAATCAGCCCGCAAGACGGCTGGATCACCACCGTAACCGTCGAGCGCAAGCCAGACTGA